TTTGCTTTCTTCCAATAATCTCTACCTAACCATTTTTTACGTTCATCCATCTTTGGCTTATCTCTTTCATAAGCTTCTTTGATGTATTTGTCACAAACTTTGTTGACGTGATCGACCCATTCTGGTATTTCAATTGTCCAGACGGGTGTACTAAAATATAAATCTGTATTTAATTGATTTTTTTGTGTTGATTTCACTAATGCCATAATATACTCCTTATCTAAATGGATATCCTAGATTCCATATGACTAATGAGTATCTAGTTCCTTTGGTCACGGGTGCGACACGATGCCACACAAAACTTGGAAAGACAATAATCGAACCACGTGGTCGTATTTCATCACATGACTTAATCTTTGCTTTTTTGTTGTTTTCCCAATCAACTTGATTTCTAAAATCAAATTCTAAGTTACCACCTTCATACTCATCAGGATCAGATAAAGAAATAGTAACTGATATCTTTCTGATCTTTCCGTGGTCCATTGGGTAGGTACCATCTTCGTTTTGTTTACGAACATAGGGTTTATCCCATGAATCACAATGCCAACCATAGTATTGACCGACACCATACTTTGTAAATTGACAAGATTCAGACCAGTCCCAATCAAAGTTCCAACCTGCTTGTCTATTTGCTTCGTGTATGTAAGGGTGAATTTCTTTGTAAATCCATGTATCATTCATCCAAACAATATCTGATTTACGTTTCTTTTGAATGTCATTGACGACTTTCTTTTTGAGTTTGCCGTCTTTCGTATGGACATCTTTATGTTCATTAATGCCACCAGTCACTGCCATTTCTGGTTGATGTGCCTTGCCGTAAGCAAGTATTTCATCAACAAGTTTGGGTGAAAGAGCACTTTGAAAATAATAATAATAATTTGATAAATTCATTTTATAACTTCCTCATTCAATTTATATACTAATATATATAATGTTTAAATATTAACTCCTCAAACGTATCGTTTATCGATTGATATTTATTAATAATTTCTTTTGATAAATAATCTTCAATCTTATATTTTTTTTTAGTTTCTAATTTTGTTTTAAGATTATGTAAATTAACACCATATACAGAATCATCATATTCAATTTCATTTATTGTTAATTGTTCAATATTATCTTTATTAATTTTGTGTTTTTTGATATTTAAAAAATCACATACATCATCTATATTTTTTTGTGTATTGAATAAAAAATCATCATACTTTAATATTATTATTTTTTCTTTTTCTTTGATTAAGTTTTCTATGGACCACAAATGTTTTCCTATTATGCCATTTTTCATAGCAGAATTAGTATCTAAAAGATTCTCACAACGTATTTTTATTTTATCTTCATCTTCTAAATTTTCTATTTTTATAAAAGACGCTAAAGATTCTAAAATAGGTCTATGTAATACTATAAATTTTCTATCTTTAAAATTATGTTTTAAGTAACTCAAATTAAATGGAGTTCCCCAATTTTGTCTATCAATAATATGTTGAGTATTAAAATCTTTATAGTAATTATGAAATAGATTATCACATATATTATTTAAAGATTTTAAATCAGGAAAGTTTCTAAATGTTTCGTGGTCTCTTATTATTTGAATATTAAAAAGTATCAAAGGTAATATACTAAGTCCAGTAACAGTAACATCTTCATTTTGATTCATTAAAGAAGCAAATAATGTATTGCCTGCTCTAGGCATACCACAGAGAAAATAATATTTTTTATTCATAGTAATTGTCTTTGATAAAATTGTATAATGATTTTTCTTTCTTCACATCATTATTCCATTTTAATTTTTTATTTTCTAAATTTTCTATCATTCCAGAATTGAGTATATCACTTTTCCAATATTCAAAATCACCATTATAACCATACTTCATAATAGTAGGAATATCAGTAGGTGCCCAATTCATACCAGCGGCAATACAATGTAATCCGGCATTTTTATAATCGTGGTGATATATAAAACTTCTATCTACAATAGCTTTAAGTATTCCCTCTGTAAGAGGATTGATTCTTTCTATTGCTTCTTTTGACCACTCTTTATTTAAATTAGAACGCCAATATTCAGTATCATCTCTATGAGAAAGAGCATAATGAAGTGCTACAAATTCGGCAAAGTTTTGAAATGTTTGACGACAATCATAAGTAAAATTATCTTTATCCCATTGTGATACTTTTTCTCTTTGTAAATTTCTGACCAGTTTATGTAAAAATTCGTGTACTGAAAACAATCCATTACTCTCTAATGGTTCAATAAATCCAGCAGACAAACCTATAGCAGCAACATTTTTAACCCATAATCTTTTATGAATACCTACTCTCATTTTAATTTTTTTGAAATCTAATTCTTTTGTTCCTAGATGTTTTTGAAATTCTTTAAGTGCTGTATCATCATCTACAAACTTATCAGAATACACATAACCAGTACCAATTCTACTCCATAAAGGAATATTCCAAACCCATCCATTTTGAATAGCAGTACAGTTTGTAAAGGGTACTAATTCTTTTTGTTTGTTTTTATATGATATTTTAGTAGCCCAAGCAGAATTATTTGGTAATAAATCTTCAAATGATATAAATTCTTCTTTTAATGTTTTTCCTAATAATAATGATTTAAATCCTGTACAATCAATGAACAAGTCTGCTTTATATTTGTTATTAAGTGTTTTTATACCATTATCATCTTGTTCTATTGTTACAATATCTTCTTTAATATGTTTTACACCTTTTGGTAAACAATAATAATCTCTTAACCATAATCCAAATTTAGTAGCGTCAAAATGAAAAGCACTATCAACATTTGATTTCATCTTATTCTGATTAACTAATGCCATTTGAGAATAACAAGTATCAACATAATCAGAATTAGGTGTATGAGGATAAACAAACTTTTTACACCACCAATCATTTAATTGTAACTGATTATTATCTAAGTTTGGTTTACCAAAAGGATAATGAAATGATTCTCCTTTTTTATAGAAGTCTGTAAATTTTATTGATAGTTTATAACTAGCGTCTGTATAAGAAAAGAAGTCTTTATCTTTGATATTTAATGATGATGTCCATTGTCGTATTTGTTGAATTGTACTTTCACCAACACCAACAGTGGGTATATTAGGACTTTCTATAAGTGTAATATTTTTATTTGGAAAAAATTTGATAAGAGTAGATGCTGTCATCCATCCAGCACTACCACCACCAACTATCATAATATCATTCACTATCATATAATATAATTTATAAAAGTTTTAATTACTGATATTTGTATCGAATAATAACAATACCTTTACCACCACTAGTACCAGTCGTACTACCACCAGCGCCGCCGCCACCTGTGTTAGCAGAACCATCTTGTGAACAAGCACCTTCAGATCCTATGGCATCTCCACCACCACCTAGACCACCAACAAACGGACCTTGAAATGGATGTGGACCAAAAGCAGAACCTCCGCCACCACCAGAATAATATTGTACAGCACCACAAGTTTCTCCTGTAGCAGGATTAATATTTGTTCCTGCACCTGCTCCACCAGCACCATCAGAACCACCAGTACCAAATTCACTTGAAGGAGTTGCGCCAGCAACTGTTGCTCCACCACCACCTGCACTCGTATAACCAGAACCTGGAGTAGTTACTGATCCTCCAGGTTGACCTTGAGGAGGACTTACTGGTGGTGTATTTCCTGTTCCTCCTGACCTTGTTCCTGGTCCAAATCCACCTCCTCCACCACCTGAACCACCTGATAAACCATCGCCAGATGGTGTTGGATTAACAGCTGGATTTCCTCCTGCTCCACCTCCACCTCCACCTGCTGATGTAATTGTTGAAAAAACTGAATTTGATCCACTACAACCTCTAGCACTATTTACGGGAGTTGCACCACCACCAGCACCAACTGTAATAGGATATGTAATAGCACTTACTGTAATACCTGTAGGTGTTGCTAAAGGACTTGCTGTGTAACAACCTGAAACTGGAGTTGAATGTGATTCTCTAAAACCACCAGCACCACCTCCTGCACTATAATCAAAACCAGCTCCTCCGCCACCAGCGACTACTAGATAATCTACTACACTAGGACCAGCACCAACACCACCAGCACAAGAAACAACAAAACAACCATCGCCTGTAAAGGTATGAATTTTGAAGTCACCTGAAGTTGTTACTGTTCCACCTGTAGCAGAAATATATTGAGGTTGAATAGAAGAAGCAGTATCCTGATTAATTATTTTCCAACCTTGTGTTGAATCTGTATAAACTAAAGTATGTGTTTGGTCATTTGTTGACAAAAGACCATTTGCTGTATCTGCTTCAATTTTATTTCCGTTTGGATTAATAGTTACATTGTTTGTTCCAAAAGTACCAGCGTAATCAACGATTGTAATTTCATCACCTTGAGTTGGTGAAGCTGGTAAATTAATTGTATGAACGGCACTTGTTGTGTTAATAAAATAACCTGCGCCAGCGACTGCTGTTGTAGCAGTAGAACCATCAGCAGTAATTACTGATTGCCAGTCTGTGCCAGCAGAAATATCACCACTTGCGCCAAGAGCAATTGATGTTCCGTTAATTGTAACACTTGAATTTGCTAAATGAACATTATCTACAGATCCGTCTGTGATATGTTCTGAATCGATTGCGTCATCAGCAATCTTTGTACCATCAATAGCATCAGCAGCTATTTTGGCAGATGTAATATTTGCATCTGCTACTTTA